TTTGGGCGGGCTACGCGCCCGGGCGCTGAAAAGAAGGACCCCCGCCGGCTTGTCCGGCGGGTGAACGAGTTTGGGCGGGCTACGCGCCCGGGCGTGCATCTTTCTCCTGGCATGAAGGCCTTGTCTTGACTATCCTCCGGCGCATAGGGACTCTCACATGCCCGAACCGCTCTACACGTTGGACCGCATGCGATCTCCCGCCTATCAACTCCGCTACGGCTGGACTGGCTGGTTCGCCATACCCGCCTCGCCTCCGGATTGGGCGCAGGCCCTTCGCGCCTGCGCCGCCGCCTGGGAGGCAGATGGCATTCGCGTGCTGGAGCATCGAACGCACGAAGATTGCGTTCAGCTCACCGCCAGCACCAAGCCGTCCCTCTCGCCGGTGTTCCTGGCCGGGCGACTCAAGGGGCGGCTCCAGCACGTCCTGCGGCAGGGCGGGCAAGCGATGGACTTCTCTCGCAGGATCGCGGTCCGGAGCATTGGCGACAACCACACCCGCGAGGTCGAGAAGTACGTCCTGGGCCAGTGCGGCAAGGAGCCGCTGGCCGATCCGCGATTCCGGGAACACCTCGCCCAGTTCACCCTGCGCAACCCAGCCGTCCGACTGGACCAGCCGACGGCGACCAACAGCGGACGGTACTGGTACAACCTGCACCTAGTCCTGGTGGTCCGTCAGCGATATCGAATGGTGGACGACGCGCGGCTGGGGCGGAGTCGCGACCTGTGCCTGGCGATTGCGGGCAAGAAGGGCCACGGCGTGTCCGCCCTGTCGATCATGCCCGACCACCTGCATCTGGCGATCCGGGGAAACATCGAGCATTCGCCGCAGGAGATCGCCCTGGCATACCTGAACAACCTGGCGTACGGCCTGGGGCAATGCATGATCTGGGAGGACTGCTACTACGCCGGGACGTTCGGCGAGTACGACATGGGGGCCGTGCGCCCGTAGCTCACCCTAACTTCTTCACCCGCCGGACAAGCCGGCGGGGGTCGCAGCACGCGGGCGGCCCGCCCGTAGCTCACCCAGACTCCTTCACCCGCCGGACAAGCCGGCGGGGGTCGGCCTTGTCAAAATGTGGGTAACAGCAAGGCTCAAGGCCAGTACACGCCGCAGGGGCACGTGGCGGAGTGCGGGATGCGGCGGGACAAAGCGGGAACTGACGGTACGATAGCGAGTTGCGGCGAGCGACGCAAGCGGAATTGACGGTTGGCGGAAACGGCGGGTCAATCGGCAGGTAACGGGCAGTTAACGGGGAGTCAAACCTGGGCCGTGCGCCGGATCTGCGCGGAGCCGGCTGCCGTCGCGGTGGCCGCGTACCGGGACGAAATCAACCGGCTCGGCGGGCGGCCTGCAAGTCAGACAGCGCGCTGGCCAGCGACTGCTCGGCTCGGGCCAGGACGTCCTGCGACACCAGCACCGATTCATGCTTGGCCCCGACCACCTTCAGGGCCTTGCGGCCGTCTGGCGTCTCGGCCAGGTGGTCGATGATCGCGCTCAGCACGTGCTCGACCTTGACGCCCTCGGCCTGCATCATCGACGCCAGCTCGTCTGGGGTCTGGCCACTCGGCTGGCGTGTCGACACGAAGTCGAGAACCATCTGCGCCGCCTCCACGGCCGGCGTGCCTCGGCCATAGAGCGCGGCGGAGAAGAAGAAGCATCGGCCCATCCGCCTGGCGTGGGCTGCCATGACCTCGTAGACCTTGTCGCGGTTTGGCCCCCAGCAGTAGCCGGACCCTGGCACGCCGACGATCGCGCGAATGCGGTGGTGCACGTGGGCGTAGGCGACCAGCAGCCGCAAGGCCCGCGTTCCACCAGCGAGCCCAAGCTCCTCCACGAGGCGCGAGCCGCGCAGCGTCTGGTCCGTGCAGGCCAGCCTCCAGCACAGATCCACGACGATGTCGTTCAAAGCGTCACGGTTGCCAGGCAGCCCGGCCAGTCCGATCGGGTCGGCGGAGGCCCTGGCCTCCTCGTCGCCGTAGCCCCTGGCCAGAGCAGGCAGCCTCGGCGTATCGCGCAGCAGCCGGCGGATCTCGTCTCGGTCCACGCGCAGCGCAACGGGTGAGTCGGTCTGCATCTGGATCTCGTGCCTGGCGGTCGGGGTCTCGTCGGAGTCAAAAAGGGATGTCATCTGGCACCTCTGGAATAGGAAGCGGCTCGAACGCCCGCGCAGATCTGCGCGGCGCGGCCGAGCGAGAGTCCATGCGTTTGCGGATCTGGATCATGCCCTCCAGCAGCCTGCTCAGCCAGTAGGCCGGCGCTTGCTGCACCGTGCCGAACAGGTCGCCGCTCATGTGGCGGCTGGACAGGAAGGCGTTCACCTGGGCCTTGGTCCAGCCGAGGGCGTTGGCCTCCTGGTCGATGCGCCAGCGCAGCCTGTCGCCTGGGTCCGCCTGGTCTCGCTGCTGGGCCCAGTAGCCAGGCGTGTTGCCGCGAAGGCAGCCACCGCAGCGGTCCTCCAGGAAGGCCATGACGGCCACGAAGCCGTCGCGGCTTGCGCTTCGATCGGCGGCGGAGTGGAAGCCGCCGACGTTGCGCTGCACCGTCCGCCTGGCCTGTTCGTCCAGACCGGCCTGTCTGGCGGCGGAGTGCAGCGCCTTCTTTTGTCCGTTGGTCAACATCACAGACGACGGCGGGACTCGAACCCGCGCCTTCCCTCGGAACCCGGACCGGGGACGCTCTGCCGCTGAGCTACGTCGTCGCGCACGCCGGCCTGCCAGACCGGCGCGGCTTGGAAACGGGCGGCGCACGCGGCCGCCCGCGCACGTTTTACCAGTACGGCATTACGGAGTCAGTGCAGGCCGCTCGTTGAACTCGCACGCGTGAACGAACCCGTCGTGCGTGATCGTGATCGCCTTGCCGCCGAACTCGTAGATCTTCCGGTCGTTCGAGTACGGTCGGCCCTCGATGTCGAGGCGACGAAGTACCGCCTCAAGGACAGAACGGTCCACGAGCCCATCATCTACCTTGGCCAGGTCGACCTGGATCTTCATGCGGCAGACGCCTCCATCGACTTCGCAAAGCTCGACTGCCGGACTTCCTCCGCAGGAGAGTTGCTTCGGGCTGATGTAGATCATGCCTCCGACCACCCGCACGCTTGGCACGCCCAGGTGGGCCAGCGCCTGCGTGGCCAGGCTGATCTGATCGTCGATCGGCTGCTCGCTTCCGGCGATCGGAGGAGGCGGAGGGATCGTCGGCTTCGCGTCGTCCGCGACAGGCGGCTTTCGGCTGCACGGGCCGCGGTGCTTGCCCGTCTCCGGGTTCACCTCACGGGTGCACCTCTTGTTCTTTCGGCATCGATCCATCGGTCGCTTCTCCTTCCATGTCCAGCAGTTCGGAGATCCGCCGCCCCAGCGCCGCGCGGCGCTGATTGAACGCGAGGGCCTCCGCCACCCGCAGAAGTTTCAGGTTGACGCAACGCGCGATGGCCGACAGGGCGGATCGCTCGTCGCGGAGCATGTCCTGCACCCGTCGGCGGCACGGCTGGCACAGGACCATCGGGCCGGCCAGGGCCACGCACGCCGCGTCCATCGCATCCATCTCGTCCGACGGATACCCACAACCGAAGCAGTCCAGGTCCAGGCTCATCCGTCGTCCTCCAAGCAGATCGCCTCATGGCCGCCCCACGGGTCCATATCCGGGCACAGGCCGCCGACCAGCATCAGCCGGCAGAGCGGCGGCTTTCCGCCGGATCGCGGCGTGCGGTCCGGATGCAGGCAGAGGTAGAACGGGCCCATGGTCCGCCTGGCCGGCTTGCCCGGAAGCGACGCGACAGTCACGCTCAGGACGTCGATGGTCGAGAACCGGCAGCCAGCCATCGCGTCCGAGAAGGCGGGCTCGATGGTCAGCTTGAGCCCGCGCGACTTGTCGGCCTCGCGCGGCTTCATCAGTTGGCCTCCGCCAGCGGCTCGGCTTCCGCTCCGCGCGCCAGGACGATGCACCCGACCAAGGGCCCGCCGGCGTTGTCGGTGATGCCGATGGTGGCCTTGTCGCTTTCCAGCTTCTCCAGGTGGACGCTGGCCAGCGCGGCCAGCGTCAGGCCCTGGTCGCGAGCGGACATGCGGAGGAACTCCATGTACATCCGCGCGGCAACGACGGTCGGCTTGCGCTTACGAATCATCGCGGGTCCCCCGTGTTGGCCAGGTCCTTCTCCTCGCACCTGGCAGCCGCGTCCAGACAAGCGGCCGACAGCCGACGCAGATCGGCAGGCTTGAGGCTGACCGTCAGGCCGGCCGAGCCGACGTCGCTCTCGATATAAAAGTGCGCGACGTGGAACTTCCCGCGCCGGGTCGTGCATCCAAGAGGCTTGACCTGTCCTGGCGATCCGTTCGCCCAGCAGTGGATCTTTGCCATCACGCACGCTCCATTGGGGTTCCCGCCTGGAGCAGCAGCATCGCCCCGAGCACGCCGAGGATCGCATTGACGGTCCACGGCCGGCCCTGGCAGCCGTAGATCGCGGCCAGGCCGCCCTGGAGCACGATCGCCGCAACCATCGCGACTCGCCCGATCGACAGGATCATTCGCCACCACCCTTCCGCGCGGCACGCGCCGCGCACGCTGCGTCCGCTCAGCCCGCCATCCGTGCGGGCCTGGTCTCGTCGGAATCCACTTGCCGCCCGAACGGGGGCGTCCGGTATCGGCCGCGCGTGGGCTGGCCCAGCAGCAGGCCGGCGTAGTCCAGCTCGGCGACCGTCCAGGTCGGCTCGATCTCGCACTCCTCGGCGATCGCCGCCACGGCGGTCACACGCTGCTCGACGTTGCGCAGCGTGCCGTCGTCCAGTGCCATCGCGTGGAGGAACTTCGCCGCGTCGGCGTTGACCTTCGCCCGCTCGTGCCCGCAGGCCCGCATGACCTCGAGCGCCACGGCGACCGCGTCGTCGCGGGTGATCAGCTGCTCCAGGCTCGCCGACGGCGAGGGGTAGCTGAAGGCCATCCGGCTGCGGAGCTGGGCGTAGCCGCCCGGCAGCTTGCGGCGGCTGGCCAGCATGGAGGCGAGGTCCTCGGTGTCCGCCAGCACCACCGCCGCCCGCATGGCCTGGTCGTCGTGGAACTGCCGGACGTAGTTCAGGGCCCGCCCGCTCAGGGCCGTCGCCTCGTCCAGCAGGATCAGGGCGCTGAGCCGCTCGTCGGTCTGCCGCCAGGTGGTCAGCAGGTCGCGGATCTTCTCGTAGATCTCGTCGGAGGAGTCGTTGCGGCTGACGGAGATCCCCGCCGCCCGCGCCACCGCACGCAGCATCCCGGTGATCGTGCTGCCGGCCTGGTGGGCCTGCACGTAGAGGACGTGCCTTCCGTAGCGGCGCTTGACCTCCAGCAGCGCCTGCGTCTTGCCGGCGCCGGCGGGCAGCACCACGCGGGCCATCTTGCCCAGCCGCCAGGTCCGCAGGCACACCTGAACGACGGACTTGCCGATGGTCGTGCCCACGAAGCGGCTCTCGGCCTGGTCCACCTGGCCCATGTCGCGGGCGGCCAGCCACTGGCGGGCGCGGGCGAGGTACTTGTCGGTCGATCCGCCGTACTTGCCGCCCATAATCTGCGAGACCACGCTGGCCGAGCAGCCGATGTTGGTCGCGATCTTCGCGTGGCTCATCGAGCGGTCGGCGGCCAGCATGGTCCGAAGCTTGGCCAGGATCTCCCGCTTCTCGGCCTCGGTGATCGGGCCCGGATTGTCCATCACGTCTCCTCGTCTGCTCAGCAGGTCAAAGGGGCTCTGCCCCTGCATTCGGCTCGCGTTCATCGCGTTGCTCCTGGGCGTCCGTGCCCGTCAAGCCGTCCGTGAACATGGACCACGGGTCCACCGCCGGACCGTCCGGCGATGCGACCTGGTCGTCGGTCCCCGTTGCGCGTTTGTCGTTGGCGAAGAACTCCCTGGCCGACTGCCAGGTCCGCTCCTGCTCGGCCCGCTCGTCGTCGTGCCGCTGGCCGGCCTTCGCAGCGCGGGAGATCTCGCCCTGGAGCTGGATCACCGCCCGCCGTGGCGGAGGCGGCGCGACCAGGCTTGCGTGGTCGGCGTCGAGCTTCAGGCCGTCGGCCTGCCCGCTTCGGCGGCTCAGCTCCAGCGCCGCGTTGCCGGCCAGCTCGCGGACGCCGCGCAGCCGTCCGCTCACCTCGCGGGCCAGCCGCCTCTGGCGGGCGATGGCGACGGCGACGGCGTCGCGATCCTCGTCGTCGCCCAGGCGGGCGGCCAGCGGGTGGCAGCCGCCGCCGGCGTAGGGGCCCGCGACGCAGAGGAACACGTCGCTCTGCGCGTCGAAGCAGTAGACCTTCGTCTCGTCGTCGGGGTCGAAGCGGTACGACACCTTGCGGGCGACGTCGCGACCGGACCCGCAGCGGCGGGCGTCCAGGTCCGGCGAGTCGTAGAACCGTCCGAACGCCTTGACGTAGACGCCCTGGGGCTGCACGCGGACGGGCACGCTCGGCATCAGCAGCAGGGCCATGTCCGCCTCGGCCGGCTTGACGCACTGCCAGGCGTCGCCGCGCAGCCGCTCGAACGCCGCCCGGGCGCTCAGCCCGCTGCACCAGCGGGACGGGCTTTCGCGCACCGCGTAATCGTTGGTTATCCAGGCGTCGAGCGCCCGTTGAAGCGGGGCCAGGCAAAGCCGGTCGCGGACGTCTGCGGGCCCGTCGTGCAGCAGGATCGCCGCCAGGTCCTCGCTGCCGATCCGCCCGGCCAGGAACGATTCGGCCTTCTTGGTCAAAGCCTTCAGTGCCTCGGGCCGGACCTTCGCGTCGCGGCCGCAGTAGCTCGGCCAGGTCGTGTCGAAGGACCGGCTCATCAGGCGGAACCACGGCTCGACCACCTTGGCCCGCGCGTTGTACGGCGCGGCGAACGTGGCGCCGACGCCCAGCCGCTCCAGCAGCGGGCGGACCTGCTTCTCGGGCACGACGCGCTCGGCGCTCGAGCAGTTGACCATCCGCCCGCCGGCGAAGCGGCGCATGCGGAAATCCTTGCCGTTGTCGAGGTACAGGTGCTCCGGCCGCCCGTGGGCCAGCACGCCGCGAGCGAAGGTCGCCATGACGCGGTTGCCGTTGGGGCTGTCGAAGCAGAGCGTCCACGCGACGGGCATCCAGCTTCGGCAGTCGAGGAACATCGTCAGCCACGGCCGCCGCCACGCCCAGCGCCACTGCCGCTTGGACGGCACGTACTCGTAGCGAGGCCACAGAACGTCGAGCTGGCGGTGGTCGGCGACCCAGACCTGCATCGCGCCGATCCGCGACCAGTCGCGCTCGAGCGTCGGCAGGCAGCGGTCGCGGAATCTCTTTGGATCGGTACCGGCCGTCTTGAGCGCGGGGTCCAGCTTGCGGCTCGCCCACTGCTGGACGGTCCGCAGGCTTGGCCAGTCCCAGCCCTCGGCCTCGGCCAGGACGGCGACCCGCTCGTATATAGAGGATGCGCACGGGCGGCTCTCGCGGAGGTACATGCCAGCGAACGCCTCCCACGCCTGCGGGCTCATCTTGGCCTGGCCGCTGTAGCGGCGGGCGTCGACCAGGGCGGCAGCGCCGCCCCGGCGAACGGCGGCGGTCCATCGCTCCAGCGTGCGGGGGCTCACGTTCGGCTCGTGGCCGGCGGCGTTCCACGCCTCGCACCAGATCCGCAGAAACTCCGTCCGCCCGGTGGAGGCCGGGCGGTTGGAGCAGGCCTGCTCGAAGCGGCGGACGATCCCGTAGCGGACATGCAGGGTCTCGCGCTTGGCGGCCGACAGGCCGGCCAGCACGGCCTCGCTTCCGGAGGAGTCCACCAGGTGCAGGTCCGGCCCGCCGATGCCCAGGGCGATCCGCATGGCCGGGTGGCACGTCGCGTCGATCTCCCACTGCGGACCGTTGCGGCGGGCGGTCAGCTCGCCGGTGGTGCAGGCGATCTGCGTCTTGCGGGCCGACCAGCCCAGGATCTCCGCCGCGCGGGCGACGGGAATCCAGGCGCCCTCGCGGGCGTTGGATTCATTGACCATTGCCAATTGACCATTGACCATTGAAGACTCTTGGGCTACAGGTCCTTGGGGAACACGTCGCGGCGGGTGTCGCCCTGGCCGACGCTGACCAGGGGAAGGCCGGCGAACCGGTCCGCCGGCAGCGGCTCCAGCCGGGCGGGCTGGTCGGGCGGCGCGATCGCCAGCACCGACGCCAGCAGGCCGATCGCCGTCGCGTGCGGCGTGATCTGGACGGTCACGTCCCTGGCGTAGAGGAACAGGTGCTCGCCGGCGATCGCCAGCCGCACGTTGCCGACCACCAGGTCCACGCCCTGGCGGATCGTCGCGCGGACCACGTTGTGCGGGCCGTGCGTCGTTCGGGCCGGCTCGGACGTCAGCTCGCACGTCGCCACGGGTCCGCGTCTCTTTCGTCCGGCAAGCGGATCGGCCGCCCGGACCTGCCGGGCCTGCGGATCCGCCTGCGTCATCTGTGCCTGCGTCATGTCGGATTCCTTTCCTGGTTCGCTATCGCTCGCCGCGGTCGCGCGGCAGGGTCTGGATTTCCTTCGGGTCCACCAGCCGCCAGACGCCGTGGGCGTCGCGGATCTGGATGACGGTGACTCCGCCCACGCGGTGCGCGGCGTGGGCGTCCACCTCCTGGGCCGGCTGGCTGGCCGGCTGCCAGATCACGCGCGGCACGGCGTCGGCCTTCGGCTCTCCGCAGAAGTGTTCGATCGCGCGGTCCACCAGGATCAGGCAGATCGCCACGATCAGGAGCAGCGCCACGATGGCGACGACGCCTTCCTTCAACGTCAGCTTGTTCTCCGGGTTCATGATTCGCCCCTTTCGGGAGTGGATGCCAGGTGTGCGGCCTCGGTGCGGATGGCGTCGTCGCGGAGGACGGCGACGCTGCGGGGGGCCTGGATCGCCAGGCGCATCTGGCCGGTCCGGCTCGCGCGGACCACGGTGATCGTCACGCGGCCCATCGCCGGGTGGTCCAGGTGGACGGCCTCGCCCACGCGCCGGCGGATGCTCAGCACCGGACGGTCATCCTTATATATGGTGACGCGGTCGCTCATCTCGCGACCCTCAGTTCGAGCAGAAGCGCCTCGGCGATCGCCTGCGCGACCCGCAACTCGCCGATCGCCATGGTGATCTTCTCGTTGGCGGATTGGCGGAAGGTCCGGCTATCCGGGTTGGATTCGCATCCGAGCAGCCACCAGACTTCCACATCGCCCTTCATGGCGATGTCGATGAGTCCGAACAGGACCGACAGGCTGATCTGCGTGGCCTTCCCGTTCTCCAGCCGCGTCAGCGTGTCCGGGCTGGCAAGCCCCAGGATCGCCGACAGCTTCCGCTGGGTCAGGCCCAGGTCTTTTCGCATCTTGCGAATCCGCTGCCCGAAGAGTTCGACGTTCATCCCGCGATCCTCCGGCTGAGCAGGTCGCCCCAGAACTCCACAAGGGAAGGGCTCTTTTCGGGTCCGACGAGCCGGCAGTACGCCTCCCAGATCCTGACCTGGGTCTCGTGGTTGCGAGTTCGGCCCGCAAGGCAATTGCTAAGCGTGGAAGCTGCCACCCCGGCCCAGGCAGCGAGGCGCCCAAGCGCAAAGCCGGAAGAAATGATTTGTGCCTTGACGGACGCCCCCGCCTGGCGTAAAATTCTTTTGTCCTCTGTGGCTTTGGCGTGTTGGGCTGATCTTGTCATGATGCGTGAAGTTTGGCAGTAAAGTGTAGGTTTAATCGTTCCACGGTTATATTATTCGGCTAGACATGAAGAGAGTCAAGAGGAAATCTGAAAATAATTTCATGGGTTCCCATAAGACTTCAGAGGCGGCCGAAATGGCCCGGAAGATCGGGGAGAGGCTGCACATGTTAAGGAGGCAGTCCGGCCTCAGCCAGGCCGACCTGGCCGACTTCCTCGGCCGTGCCAACAACAACGCGGTCAGCCGCCTGGAGAGGGGTGCGGCGACGTCGATCGATACGGACTTGCTGGAGGGACTGATCCGTTTCGTAGAGGCGAGCGGGCACTCCGCCAACTGGTTGCTTACCGGTCGCGACGTTTCTCCTTCGGTCACGTTAGAGCGGCTAGAAGAGGCTGCACAATACAGAAGGTTCTGTGAGTTCGTTGACCGCGTTCCGCCTACCCACACCGGGGAGATGACCCCTCCGGTTGTGCGGCGGATCCGCGCCGACATGAAACGGCAGGCCAAGGAAGATCGCAGCGGGTACCGGACGGTGCCGCCGGAGGCCGTGCCGTCGGTGAGCGACTGGTGGAGGCAGTATGTGCCCGTCGTCGGGAAGATCGCGGCCGGCACGGGGCTGGACGCCGTGGAGGCGCGCGAATACCCGCCCGGCTGGTGCGGCGAGTTCCTGGTCTACGCGGGAGCGCCGGCCACGGCGATCGCCGTCCGCGTGGAGGGCCAGTCGATGGAGCCGGACTACATGGCCGGCGACATGGTCGTCGTGGATCCGCAGCAGCGCGTCACGGCGGGGATCGCCTGCGTGCTGCTGGAGGTGGACGGCGAGCGCGAGGCCGTGCTGAAACGCATCCGCATCAAGGGCAAGTCGGCGCTGCTGGAGTCCATCAACCAGGCCTTCGCCGCCAGGGCGATCCAGGCGTCACAGGTCGCCGCGGCCTATAAGGTGATCGACCATCTCAAGAGGAGCTAGGTGGGTTCAAGCATGAAGATGAACAAGAGGGTGGTCGCCGCGATTATGTCGATTGCCGCGTTTTCTGTTGTGATCTTGATTCTTGTTCTTCTATCACGCGATACCGTAACGCTCCCTTGCGCACAAATGTGGGGCCCGTCTTTTAGCTACGTCTCGTGGAGGATACCCGACGAGTTGAAGCCACGGATTAGTTCTCCATCGCCAGGAGTCTACGCCCTTGGAAGACATCGGGTCGAGATCGTTGATCAGCACGGAACTCTCTACGTTCAAGAAAAGGACATCCTGGTTCTTGGGAGGAATTCCGATACAGGCGAAGTCGTCATCTATGTCCGTTTTTGTCACGATGTTACAGGAAGTACTCCGCCCGAGATCGCCAAACCAGGCGTTGCAAACCAGATAGGTCCAATGAGTAAGGACGGACAGGTTTTCGACGGGAGGCAAGGGCGCCCTGCCAGCATGGACCTGTACATCCCTGGTTACAAGTTTTCCCTAGGGGAGGAATAGCTAGCGGCCCCGCACCATCGTGCAGGGCCGCTAACCTCTTCGTCGAGAATCGGCCGGGGGAGGTGCCGATTCAGCACGTCAGTATGAATCCAAAACCGCGCGAGGTCAAGCGGTTTCTTCTCGATATGGCTAACCGCTAAACGATTAAAAGTTACAAAACACGTAAATTTAATCTTGACTCAATGCCGATCATCCCGGTAATAGAGTATTTTATCGGGTCGCATGGCTGCCGCCTGACGGACGTGGCGGCGTCGCATGGACGACGAGCAGGGAGTCACGGATGGCCGACGACACAGGGACGTGGATGCACCTCGCGGCGGCAGTCGACGCCGGCTGGGTCATTGGCGGGATCATCGTCTGGGTCCTCAGCCAGGTCCTGGCCGGCGTCGTCGCCGCCAGGGTCGTGGGGGCCAAGCACGGCGAGCAGATCACGACGCTCTTCCAGAACCAGGCCAAGGCCAACGAGGCCATCCGCGACATGGCCTCCGCCCAGGCCGAACAGGCCCGCCAGATCACGCAGATCGAGCGGGCCCGCCTGGAGTGCCGGGCACAGGCCGTGCGCGACTTCGTCGACAAGGGCGAGCACGTCCGCGTGATCGCCCAGCAGACGGCGTTCGAGCGGCAGGTGGTCGCCGAACTGACGGCGATACGCGAGAGCGTGGACAAGAAGCTCGACGCCGTCCACGGCCGCGTCACCGACGTCGCCAAGCAGATCGCGCGAATGGAAGGAGCCGCCTGATGGACGCCGCCGTCGAACGATCCCGCCACCTGCGTCAATCGATCCTTCGGGTGCTGTTCATCCACGCCGACGCCGGGCTGGAGATCGGCTACACCGCCGCCGAGCTGAGCAACCTGGTCGCCGATTCGATCTTCGGCAGCGACGCCGCCCAGACCGCCAGCCAGATCCGCGACCTGGTCGAGCTGAACCTGGTCCGCAAGGACGACGAGTCCGCCCCGCCGCGATTCCTGATCACCGTGCGCGGCAAGGATTTTGCCAGGGCCAACTACCCCTGGAGCAAGATCGACGTCTACACCGGGAGCCAGCACGCATGAGACTGGGACCGTCCAAGGCGTTCAAGCTGCTGGCCGTGGCCGCCGGACGGCAGGCCTCGCTGGCCGGCCTGGCCGGCGTGGACGCCGCCGACGACGCCGCCGTCGACGCCGCCTGCGCGGCCGTCGCCCAGGACGTCTCCGCCTGCCAGGTGAGAGACGGCCTGTGGGCCGAGTACGAGAGCCGCCTGCGGGACCACCGCACCTACGCCCTGGACGACGTCAACCGCTGGCTGGCCGACGAGCACGACATCCGCGTCGGCCGCTCCAGCGTCGACCGCGACCGCAAGCGGCTGATCGCCGCCGAGCGGGTCAACGAGCTGGCCTGCACCAAGATCAAGGCCGCCTTCGACCTGCTCAAGGACCTGCCCGCCAGCGACATGTTCGCCGGCGGGACCAAGCTGATCGGGCAGATGATCCTGTCCAACCTGATCAACTACTCCGCCGAGAGCCTGGAGGCGCTCAAGCCCGCCCAGATCATCACGATGATGGACACCTTCGGGCGGCTCAGCCGCGACTTCGCGACGACGCAACTGACCGAGGTCCGCACCGAGCTGGCCCGCCAGCAGCAAGGCAAGTTCGACGCCGAGGTCCGCAAGGCCCAGGCCGGCAGCCGGGACGGGAGGATCTCTCCCGCCCAGCTCAGCGAGATCCGCAAGGCCGTCTTCGGCGAGGCGGCGGCGTAGTCCACGAATGGCACGAATTAGGCGAATGGAAAAGACGCCCGCACAATCCGTGATCGAGCTGCTCGCCTACCAGCGAGAGAGCTTCCGCGATCGCTCGTGGATCACGGTGGACTGCTGGAGCCGCCAGGCCGGCAAGGACTTCACATCCTCCTGCGCCGCCGTCGATCGCTCCATGGAGGACCACCGCGCGTGGTACATCATCGCCACCACGCAGGGCCAGGCCGACGAGACGCACGACAAGTGCCGGTTCGTCGCCGACGTGTTCAAGCAGACCTACCGCCTCTCGGGCCGGATCACCGGCAGCGACTCGGCGGAGTACGTCGACTACGATCCGGAGATCGACGAGGCGTTCAAGTGCGTCGCCCGCACGCTGCACCTGCCCGGCGGCGGCAAGGTCATCTCGATGCCCGGCCGCAACGCCGACAGCGTCGCCGGCAAGACGGGCAACATCATCCTCACCGAGTTCGCCCTGTTCGCCGGCGGCGGCTACAACCACTGGCGCGTCATCTTCCCGCTGACCACGCGCGGCTACTTCGTGCGGGCGATCTCCACGCCGCGAGGCAAGAACACCAAGTTCAGCGAGCTGCGCAACAAGGGCGGCCGTGGCGTCAGCGTCCGCAACGTGGACGTCTACCGCGCCGTCGCCGACGGGCTCCAGCTGAAAGACCCCAACGGCAGCCCGATCAGCATCGAGGATCTCCGCGACCTGTACGGAGACCCGGTCGGCTGGGAGCGGGAATACGAGCTGAAAGAGTCCGGCGACCTGGAGGCCCTGGTCAAGTGGGCCCAGCTCACCGCCGCCTCCAGCGAGGGCGACGCGCGGCCGTTCAAGCTGGTCGAGATCTCCGACGACAGCGGCTACGCCGCCGGAGAGCTTGCCGCCCACCTGAAGGCCGTCGCCGCCGCGTGCGGGCGGCTGGAGATCGGCTGGGACGTCGCCCGCCATTCGCACCTGTCGTCGCTCTGGATCAACTACGCCGCCACGCCGACCTGGCCGCGGTCGCTGGCCGCGCTGGTTCTCATGCGGCGGACCACGTTCGCCCTCCAGCGCGACATCATCCGCGAGGTTTTTGCCAGCGTCCCCGGCTCGGTGGGCATCGGCGACTCGACCGGGCTGGGCATGGACTCCAACGAGACGCTCTCGCACCTCTGGCCGAACCGCTGGAGCGGGCTGAACTTCACCGGCGCCGCCAAGCGGGATCTCGGCAGCGTGCTCATGACCGCCTACGACGACGGCGGGCAGCTGCTGCCGTCGATGGACCGCTACAAGTTCATCGCGACCGACGTGTACGCCGTGCAGAAGGAAGGCGACGCGTCGAACCTCAAGCTGAGCGAGAGCGAGAACCCGCTGCTCCGCGAGTCGCACTGCGACATCGCCTACTCCAACGCCCTGGCCCTCAAGGCCGCCCAGACGCCCTGGCAGAGAGGACACCTATGGACGGCGTGACGACAGCCCGCACCCGTGCCGCGTCCGCGCGAGAGAAGCTGCGCAAGCTCATCCGCAAGCGCGACGCCGTGCAGTGGGAGATCGACTGCATCCACGAGCTGTGCCGCGACCTTCAGCTGCGGTGCCGGCACGCCCTGATCACGACCGCGCCAAACTGAGAGACCTCATGGACGATCCCTACAACAGGTCGGTGGTGGTCACGCCCTTCGGGACGGTCGACCCGTTCGCCGCGACGGACAAGGACGTGACGCTGACGGCGTACGGCCGGCTGTTCGCCGCCGGGCGCGAGGGCTCGCTGGGCTCGTCGGTGGACGCCCCGAGCGAGCCGTACCAGCAGGCGCTGTGGATCTACCGCTGCGTCAGCGAGATCCAGCGGACGGTGAAAGGCATCCCGCTGGTGCTCGCCCGCGACGACGCGGCGGCCATGGGCCGGCCCAAGAGCAAGGCGCTCGCCCGCCGCCGCTCGCGCGGCATCCGCCCGCTGCGCGGCTGCAAGAGCGTGGCGGTCGGCAAGGCCGCCGACGGCGAGCTGGTCGAGTCCGGACCGGCCGTCGAGTTGTTCGATCGCCCCAACGGCTACCAGGACTGGCCGGCGTTCGTCGAGTCGACCGCCGGCTGGCTGCTGCTGGAGGGCCGCTGCGCGTGGGTGCTGACGGACCTGAGCGGCGACCGCCCGCGCGAGATGCACGTCGTGCGCGGCGGGCGGATCAAGCCGGTCATGGAGCAGGACGCCAACGGAATGCCGTCCCTGTCCGGCTACCTGTACACCGCGCCGCGAACGGGCCGGCGGATCCCCCTCACGCCGGACGAGGTGAAGTACTTCTGCCTGTGGTCGCCGAGCGACTCGCCGCTGGACGGCATGGCCCCGGCCGTGCCGGCACGGCTGGCCACCGCCACCGACTACAACGCGTCGCTGTTCAACGCCAGCCTGCTCAAGAACGGGGCGGTGGCCGGCCTTGCGGTGAGCTTCCCCGGCGAGCTGAGCCCCGAGCAGCGGGAGGAGTACTCCGCCGCCCTGGCCCAGCGACACGCCGGCGCGGCCAACGCCGCCAAGAGCCTGATCCTGGAGGGAGGCGCCACCGCCCAGGACATGGCCCAGTCCATGCGCGACCTCCAATGGCACGAGGGCAAGCGGGTGACGCGCCTGGAGATCTGCGCCGCCTACGGCGTGCCGCCGGTGGTGGCCGGCTGGGTGGAGGCCGCCGGCGACAGCTCCGCCTACACCTCCAACGCCCTGCGCCAGTTCTACCAGCAGACCGTCTTCCCGTTCCTGGACGGCTTCACCGCCGCCATCGAGGAGATCGCCCGCCGCTTCGACGCGGGCATCGTCGCCTGGTGGAACGTCGAGGACCAGCCGATCGTCCAGGAGATGCGCCGCGAGCGGATCGATTCGGCCGCCAAGCTGTTCGGCATGGGCCGCCCGTTCGCGGACATCAACGACATGCTCGACCTCGGCCTGCCCGAGCGGCCCGGCGACGACGTCGGATTCCTGCCGGCCGGGCTGAGCACCGTCCAGGACGTGATCGAAGGGGCGAACATCCCGACCGTGGACGAGCCACTGGACGATCTGCTGGGCGGACTGGGCGGCCTTGGCGGGGGCGGCGACGCCCCGCCGCCCGCTCCGACGCCGCCAGCGGCCCCAGGAGGCGACGACGCGGACGCCGGCGGCCTGGGAGACGGCGACGAAACCGACGCCCCCAAGGGCCATTTACGGCCCGTTAACGGGCGGTCGCCGTCCCGGTACGAAGCCGTCGAGCGCGGCCTGGCCCAGGCCTGGCGGACGTGGATCAAGAGCTGGGAGCCGCTGGCCCGCCAGGTGGGCCGGATCATCAGCTCCCGCCTGGTCGTGCAGATGCGCAAGGTCCAGGCCGAACTGAAGCGAAACGCCGACCAGCTGCCCTCCGCCGGCGACAAGGCGCAGGCAAAAGACGCCGGGGTCATCGCCCGGATCCTGCTGCGGGTCTTCAAGGACGCCAAGGACCAGCGCACCTGGCGGGCGAAGGTGGAATCGTTCGTCCGCGACTCTCAGGAACTGGGGCTCAGGCAGGCCCTGAAGGAAGCCGGCTATGAGGGCGACAAGCTCGACGAGGCGCTGCGGACGCTGCTGGCCAACCCGGCCATCACCCGCGCGGCGGCCGAGCGGGCGCTGGTGATCTCGACCACCATCGACGACCGCACCCGCGAGATCCTCCGCCGAAACCTGGCCTCCGGCATCGAGGAGGGCGAGACCGTCAAGCAGCTGGCCGACCGCGTCCAGGACGTCATGGCCAACCGCCGCCGCGCGGCGGTGGGAATCGCCCGCAACCACGTAGGGGCGGTGCTCAGCAAGGCCCGCCACGAGGGCCAGCAGTCGTCCGGCATGACGCACAAGCTGTGGGTCTTCTCCCGTGGCGCCGGCCAGAGGCGGCCGGGCCACATGGACGCCGAGCGCCGCTACGCCAGCCATCCCTGCCCGATCGACCAGCCGTTCCTGATCGGCGGCGAGCGTCTGATGTACCCGCGCGACGAGTCGGCCTCGGCCAAGGAGACCGCCAACTGCCAGTGCGTCCAGGTCGCCCGGCGGATCCGCGAGCGGAAGGGCGCCGTCACGATCGCCGACTTCGCGCCGGCGATCCGGGCGCTGATGACGACCGCCGCGTGGGACGACGTGCTGAGGTCAAGAACGAACAACAGCCACAGAGGCACAGAGGCATAACATGCTCAACGAAAAGACCATCGACAAAGGCGACGAGCGGGCCCGCGACCGCTTCATCAAGGGCTTCACCCAGGGCGGCAAGGCGATCGACCTGGCCAGCCGCACGGTGGGCGGGATCGCCAGCACGATCTCCATCGACCGCGACGGCGAGATCGTCCTTCCGTCGAGCTTCGCCAGGCGGCTGGACGGCTTCCTGAAAAGCAACGTCCCGTTCGCGGCGGCGCACCTGCACCGCACCAATGACGGCGGGCCCACGCAGATCGGCTGGGTCAAGAGCCTGTCGGTCCAGGGCGACAGCGTGCACGCCACGTTCCAGTTCGCCACCACCGACCTGGCCGAGCAGTGGTGGAAGCTCGCCGCCGACCCCAACGGAAAGGGCATCGCGTTCAGCATCGGCTTCATCCCGCGCCAGTACGTGCGCGGCACGGCGGCCGAGCTGTCCGGCAAGTACCCCGAGATCTCCGGCGCGATCAAGGAAGGCGAACTGGCCGACTCCGACCCGCTGCTGGTCTACACCGACATCGAGCTGCTGGAGATCTCCGCCGTGATGGTGCCCTCCAACCGCCGCGCGATGCAGCAGCTGGCGGCTAAACTCTTTGCCAGTGGCCATGACGGCAAGGACGGCCCGGACGACCAGGCCGTGGCTGTGGAGAAGGCCGTGCGCGAGCTGGCCGCGCCGATCGTCAAGCAGGCGGTCGACCAGGCCCTGGCCGCCCAGGAGGAGAAGTACGACGAACTGTTCGCTGGCTTCGTCAGCGAGATGGACGATCTGAAAGCCCTGCTCCCTGGCTACCTGCGCAGCGACGCGGGCGAGTGCGAAGCCGACGGCACTTGCCCTGACCGCCGCCGCCAGGCGGGAGCGGGCGTCGGCAGCGGCAGTCAGCAGCCCCAGCCCTGGCAGCGGCTCAAGGACGCCGCCGCGCGGCTGGCCGGATCGGCCGGATAGCCGAGGACCCCAAACACAAGGAACACCGATGGAACACCTGAAGAAACTCTTCGAGCTCAACCAGCAGCTCGCCGAACTGCTCGCCGATCCGGCCGCCAACGCCGAGGCGATCCAGCAGATCATCCCGCAGATCCAGGAGAACCTGCAGAAGACCCAGGCCGCAGGCGGCCACGTGCCCGCCGTCGCCAAGATGCAGGCCGAGATGGCGCAGCTCAAGGCCAGCATCGACAAGCAGGCCGAGACCATCCGCGAGATGCAGAAGCTCGGGCTGCGCACCACCGGCAACGGCCGCGTGGCCCCGGCCGGGCTGACCGCCCGCAAGGAGATGCTCCGCGACGGGCGATGCTTCCTGGACAACGAGACCGCCCGCCGCTTCGGCGCGTTCGTCATCGCCCGCAACCTCCGCCTGGCCGGCAAGGCCGACATGATCCCCAACCACATCAAGGAGATCGAGCAGGACGTGCTGAAGTCCGCCGCCGAGCGCGTCAAGGCCGGCATGGAGGTCGGCACCGACTCGGCCGGCGGCTACCTCATCCCCGACGAGTTCCGCCCCGAGCTGGTCCGCAACGTCGAGGCTGAGGGCGTCTTCTGGACGCAGGCCCGGCGGATCCCGCTGGCCGGCATGGGCACCGTCAACATCCCCAAGCGCACCGGCGGGCTGACGGCCTACTGGGTCGCCTCCGCCGCCCAGATCACCGAGAGCCGCCCCACGCTGGGCATCCTCCAGCTCACCCCCGAGAAGCTCGGCGCGCTGGTCTACGTGCCCAACGAGTTCCTGCGCGGCGGGCTGCTGGCGGACCTGGGCAACTGGATCGGCGTCGAGATGGTGTACGCCTTCGACTACGCCCTGGACAACGCCTTCGTCAACGGCGACGGCACGGCCAGCTACGGCGGGATCACCGGCATCCTCCAGAGCAGCAACATCGCCTCCCAGGCGGCCGCCGACACCCACACCACCTACGCCACCCTGGACGGCACCGACTGGTCCAACTTCATCGGCGCCCTGTCCAAGGCCTACGCCCTGGGCAACGCCCGCTTCGGCCTCTCGCTGAGCATGGCGATGACCGCCCGGGCGCTCAAGAGCACCACCGGCCAGCCGCTCTACGAGCGGGGCGGCGACGGGCTGCCGGCGACCATCGACGGCTTCCCGTTCACCGTCGGCCCGCGCTGCCCGGCCAAGGCCAGCGTGACCGCGAGCGTCAAGTTCGGCTGGTTCGGCGACCTGAACCTCAGCCACCTGGTGGGCATGATCCGCGACATCGAGATCGCCACCAGCGAGCACGCGGCGTTCACCACCGACCAGACCCTCACGCGCGGCATCCTGCACGTGGACATGGCCGAGCAGGACGCCGACGCCGTCGTGACCATGAAGCCCGCCGCATCGTAGCGGCGAGCGGACCGCGAAAGGTAAGACCTCCTGGGGGAGGCCGATGCCACAGGCATGAACGAAAACGTGACCATGAAGCCCGCCGCATCGTAGCGGCGAGCGGACCGCGAAAGGTAAGACCTCCTGGGGGAGGCCGATGCCACAGGCATGAACGAAAACGTGAACAAGGAGACACGTATGAAACGACTCAGCCAGTTCAAGCTTCCGATCCTGTTGTCCGTCGCCATCGTCGCGTGCATGGCCCTGCTGCTGGCGATCGAGCCGGCCGGTTCGGCCACGATCGTCGGCGGGGCCCAGAGCGCCAAGGCTGGCACCGGCGGCACCACCGCCGGCACCTTCGTCAAGCTGTCGTCCGCCGGCACGATCGTCACGGCCACCGCGGTGACCGACAGCGTCGTCGGCATCGCCGAGATCACCGCCTCGGCCAACGCCGCCACCCGCTACGCGCCGCTGGGCACGCTGACCACCGTCACCAGCGGCGAGGCGATCAGCGTGGGCGACCTGCTCACCGCCGGCACCAGCGGCTACGCCTACGTGCTGGACACCGACGACGCGTCCACCCAGCGCGTCGGCGCGCTGGCCCTGACCGCCGCAAGCGGGTCCGGCGAGGACGTCACGGTGATCGTCTGCGCGGCCGTGTCCGAGCAGCGGCTCACCCTGGGCGGCAACGTGACGATCTCGTCCACCTACACCTTCACCACCGGCAGCGGCGCGGTCACCCTGGCCGGCGACGTCACGATCTCCGGATCCAAGACGTTCACCACCGGAACCGGGGCCGTCGGACTCAACGGCGACGTGACCGTCGCCGCCGGCAAGGACATCAGCCTCGCGGCCGGGGCCGGATACATCGAGGCCAACGGCACGACCACCGGCGGGATCCGCATCGACCCGATCGACTCCGGCACGTCCATGACGATCCTGGCCAACTCGGCGGCGGCCGCCCAGGCGACCGTCAGCCTGCCGGGCCTGACGTCCAAGATCGTCTTCGCTCCGGCCGGCGGTACAACCGTGGCCGCCGACGTGCTGGCGATCCCCGTGACCCACAGCTACGTGGCCAAGACCACCGGGGCCGACGGCGAGGCGCTGACCCTGGCCAACGGGCTGCCCGGACAACTGCTCACCATCGCCCTGGTCACCGACGGCGGAGGCGACGGAACGCTCACGCCGACCACCAAGAGCGGCTTCGCCACCATCGTCTTCGCCGACGCCGGCGACAACGTGACGCTGCTGTACGTGGACGACACCGTCGGATGGGTCATCGTCGGCGCCGCCGGCGTGGCGGCCGCGCCGGTGATCACGACCTCCTAATCCCCCCAACACCTTTCCCGCGCTGCCGGACGGCCGGGCACGGAGGCCCGGCCAGCCGGCGGCGGGTCCAACCAGGAGACACGCATGGCGAATGTCAAGGCGAAACAGCCGAGCTTCGTGCTGGTCGACGTCCCGTTCCCGCTGGCCATCGGCGGCGTGCGGGTCGGACCGGCCGAGGTTCCGCGCAACAAGAAGGGCAAGAAGCTCATGAAGCCCACACCCGTCCAGGCCGTCATAGAGGACCGCGACGCCAGGGCCCACGGGCTGAAGCCGATCCGCTCGGCGAGCATGGCCGAGTACGTCGACTCGATCCGCTCCTACGCATCCGGCAAGCCGTACGTCGTCAAGCCTGCGGCGGCGACGGCGGAGAAGGCGGCGACGGTGGAAAAGGTCCAGACCTGACCGCACGGGCATCGGCGGCTCGCCGCTGGGCGAGAAACCCCCGCCGTGTGGACGCCCTTACCAGGGCACGAATCGTCCACGAGCGGCCCCGTCAGACACGGGGCCGCGCCCCCCGCCCCGGCCAGGCCGGACGGGGCGAAGGGCGCGGAAGACCGCGACGAGTACATGGCTGACTATCGCTACATCTTGGGGCCGTACCTCTGGCGGTATGATCCGCTTGGCAGCGGCTATGTCCTGCCTGACCGGGCCGTCGGCTGTCTCGACATCGGGTCGGTCGCGGAGATGGGCATCGTCGGACAATCCCGCAGGTGCGGGCTGTTCTGGCTTCCCCCGGATGCGGCGGTCAATACCAGTATCTATGCCGACCTTGGACGTGGCGACTGCCGCGACCTGAAGGCCGACGCCGCGATGATCTCCGCGTGGGAGTCGCTGAGCGGGTATCGCCCCAGCGGCGAGACGCTGGTGGACCTGGCATGGGACCACATGACGGGCGGCGGCGACGTGGACGGCCTGGATGGACCGTACCCCCTTCGACCGCTCCGGACTGGATTCCTGCGGCTCGTGTTCGCCGGCCATAGCGAGGTCAAGCGAGAGCGGTTTGAGTGGGGCAAGCACCCGCACTGGCAGAAGGTGCGCGACTCGTACAAGCGGATGCTGAGCACGGCCAGGGGTCGTGCGATCGCCGGCGAGTTCCGCAATCCGCTGCCGGACGCCGCCGGTAAGCGGTTCCAGGTGGACCGGGAGTTTCACCTGGGCGTGGCCCAGTCCGCGATGGAGATCCTCGCCGCCTGCGGGCTGGCGGACTTTGAGGACATTCGGCCCAACGGCTGGGGCAAGAACGAGAAGCCCAAGGCGCACGGGACCACTGTAAGCGACAACTTCAATCGGTCGAATCAGAACGAGCTTGGATCGTCTAGCGAGGGCTGGGCCTGGTCGATCTACCCCAGCAACTCGTGGGACATCCTGTCCAACCAGGCTGCCTGCGACACGCAGGCGACCACCCTGTACGCCCGTTGCGGCACGAGCCTTGCCGGGGACGGGCACTACTCTCAGGTCGATATTGCCGCCTGGACGCCGTCCAGTACGCAGGCTGGAGTGATGGCGGCGGTGCTGCGCATCGGCGCGTCGATGGTGCAGAATCATGCTCGCTATCAGGTCAACGCTTACGATGGCGAGTCCAACACCCGAAAGGTTGTCGCGAGCGTCACCACGACGCTCAACGGGCCGACTGGCGTAACGGTGGGATCGCTGCCAGGAACGGTGTACCACCAGTACGACGAGAGCGACGCGTACGTCAGCAAGTACAAGGGGTCCACGATCCACACCGGGACCGACACGTCCCACCAGGGCAACCTGGACGTGGGGATGCTCTCGTACGAAGGGACCGGGACGACGCTGGCGGCGGACGATTTTGCGGCCGGCGACCTGGCGGCGGCGGCCGCCGTATTCCGGCGGATGCTAATGGGAGTTGGACTATGAGCGATTCATCGGCAACGGCAAACCTCGGCTCGGGCGGCGTCGCATTCGACGGCGACCTGATCGGCGGCGAGTTCATCCCGTTCAGCAAGCTGGTCTTCGGAGCCATCGGCACGCGGACGATCGTCGCCTCCGACGCCGGCCTGCCCGTCCACCAGCAGACCGGGGCGACCTGGGCGGTCAGCCTGGCCAGCCTGCCGGCCCTGGCCGCCGGCACCAACGCCATCGGCAAGCTGGCCGCCAACGACGGCATCGACATCGGCGACGTGACCGTCAACAACGCCTCCGCCGCCGGCGTCTACGTGCGGCCCGGAGACGGTGCGACCTTCGCGATCTCGGCCGCCAGCCTGCCGCTGCCCAGCGGCGCTGCCGCCGAGGGCACGCTCGGATCGGTCAAGACCGCCGTCGAGCTGATCGACAACCTGGTCCTGGCCGAGGACGCCGCCCACCAGAACGCCGACCCCGGCGTCCAGGTCCTCGCGGTCCGCTCCGACACGCTGTCCGCCCTGGCCGGGACCGACGGCGACTACGCCCCCCTCCAGGTCAACGCGACCGGTGCCCTGTACGTCGCCGTCAGCGGGACCGTCAGCGTCTCGGCCCACGCCGTGACCAACGCGGGCACGTTCGTCGTGCAGGAGAACGGCGCGGCGTTGACCGCTTTGCAGCTCATCGACGACGCGATCCATGCCGAGGACGACGCGCACGTCAGCGGCGACAAGGGCGCCCTGGCCCTGGCCGTCCGCAACGACACGCCCGGCGCCCTGGCCGGCAGCGACGGAGACTACATCCCGCTGACCACCGACTCGACCGGGCGGCTCTACACGCTGGCCGCACAGAGCGGCACGTGGAACGTCGGCACCGTCACGACGGTCACCACGGTGACGACGGTGTCGGCCGTCACGCAGATCACCAACTCCCTGCCCGCCGGCGACAACAACATCGGAAACGTGGACGTCGTCACGCTGCCCGCCCTGCCCGCCGGCGACAACAACATCGGCAACGTGGACGTCGTCACGCTGCCGACCGGCGCGTCGGCCGCCCAGGTCCAAGGCACGGTCGCCCACGACTCGGCCGCCGCGAACAACCCCGTTCTGCTGGGCGGCAAGGCGGTCAGCAGCGAGCCGTCGGCCGTCGCCAACGGCGACGTGGCCATGCTGCTGACGGACCTGGCCGGCAAGCTGCTCACGCTGCCCTACGCCAACCCGGAAAACTCCGTCAACGGATCCAACGCGGCCGCGATCACCGACACCACCAGCACGTCCATCATCGCCGCCCAGGGCGCCGGCGTGCGGGCGTACGTGACCGACCTGGTCATCTCCAACAGCCACGCCACGGTCGGAACGGTGGTCAAGATCACCGACGGCTCGGGCGGCACGGTGCTGTTCCAGTGCTACTGCGCACCGGCCGGCGGCGGCGTCAGCCACCGCTTCGCCGTGCCCATCAAGACCACCGCCAACACCGCCCTGCACGCGGTCTGCGTGACGACCGGATCGAGCGTGTACGTGACGGCCAACGGGTACAAGGGAGCCTGACATGACGGCGATCCTGGTGCTGTTCTTCTTTAACGCGACGCCTGCGGCGACGGCCTACGACGATCCGGTCGCCTGGCTGATGGCGGCGGGGAGGTACATCTAATGGCGACCAAGGGCGCGAGCTTCCACGTCCAGGTCACCGCCTGGAACACCTCCACCAAGGCCCCGCAGGCCGGCGACGCGGCCAACGTCACGCTCACGCTGGTCCGCGACGGCGTCGAGAGCGAGCCGTCCAACGCGCCGAGCGACCTGTCCAACGGCGAGATCGACCTGGAGATCACCGCCGCCGAGGCCGACTGCGACACGCTGACCGTCAGCGGGACCTCCGCGACCTCCAACGTTCAGATCATCCCGGCCAAGGTCTCCATGCAGTACTCCGCCCTCTCCGGCGGCACCACCGACAAGACCTACACCGTCACCGATTCGGTCAGCGGCTCGCCCCTTCAGGGAGTCCTGGTCGAGGTCTACACCGACGAGGCGATGACCAACAAGATCCGCCAGGGCACCACCGACGCCAGCGGCCAGGTCACCTTCAGCCTGAACGCGGGCACCTACTACCTCAAGCGGACCAAGGCCGGCTACAGCTTCACCAACCCGGACACGGAGGTGGTGTCATGACCTGGCAGGGCACGGGAACCTCGATCAGCGGCGGCGTCAGCGAGGACGCGACCCAGTTGTGCACGCTGGCCCAGGTCAAGCGGGCCCTCGGCGTCTCCGACAGCGACACCGACGACGACGACGCGCTTGTCCAGATCATCCAGCAGGTCTCCGCCCAGATGGAAGGCCTCGGCGGCGCCAACCGCCGGATGACCGAGCACACCCTGAGCTACGCCTACTTCGACGTGCCGCACGCCGGCTGCGACATCCTCTACGCGCCCGCCTGGCCGATCGTCAGCTGCGGGGCGGTGGTGGAGGCGGCGGACAACGCGTGGGCCTCCGGCACGACGCTGGTCGTGGACACGGACTACTACCTCGATTCCGACCGCGGCCGGCTGATCCGCGTTGGATCCTGGCTGACCGGTCGGCGCAGCGTCCGCGCCGCCAGCCTCAAGGCCGGATACGTCAGCCCGGTCACCAGCTCGGCCGGCGGCTTCGCCCTCGCCAGCGGCCAGGTGCTGATGCCGGCCGACGTCGTCGGCGCGGCGATCGCCCAGGCGGTGCACGCCTTCAACAAGCGGATCGACCCGGCCGCCGTCGGCCAGTCGGCCGGCGGGGCCTCGCTCAGCGACAGCGCCGTCGTCCTCGCCGGAGATCTGTTGCCCGGCGTGGCGGCGGTGATGAAGCGATACCGGAGGCTGCTGCCATGATCGTGGCGTTCGAGGTCGACGCGAAGAGCAAGGCCGACCAGCGGCAGATCGCCGCGGTGGGCGAGTCGTTCGTCGACGCCTGCGCGATCGGCCTGGAGGCGGCCGTCACGCTCGGGGCGGAGCTGATCCGCGAAAAGCTTCAGAAGCACGAGCTGGGCGTCAAGACCTCCGGCGGCTCGGCCGGGCTGACCGCCAGCGTGTTCGGCTGGATGATCGATCCGCTGGCCCCGATGGCCGCGTTGGGCGTGCCGTCCAACGCCCCGGCCGCCGCGTACGCCGCGATGCTGAACTTCGGCTCGGCCGGCCTGCCCGGCGGGCGGGTCTGGCCCGTGCGGGCCAAGATGCTGAGCATCCCGCTGACCGAAGAGGCGGATCAGTACACCTCGCCACGCGACATGAAGAACCTCCAGATCGTCCGCGCCGGCGGGCGGCTGCTGCTGGCGGAGGTCCACCCCGACGGCTCGATCACCGCCCACTGGGTGCTGGTGCCGTGGGTGGTCAAGAAGCCCACCCGCTGGTTCGATCGCGGCGTGGACCTGGCCATAGACGACATGGTCCGCGAGTTCGCCGACGCGGTCAGCGAGGCGTCCAACGCGGCCGAGCCTGGAGGGATGAACTAGATGGCCCACAAGGAACAACCTTGCAGCGCAGACCGAGCCGCACGGACGGGAATGAGCTATGGCAAATAAGGTGAACACCGCGATCGCCGCGATCCGCACGGCCCTGGCCGCCGTCGGCGGCGGCACGACGTTCAAGGCCGTCACCGGCAAGCTGGTCAACCCGCTGCGGGTCAAGGTCCGCCTGCCGTACTGCTCGGTCAAGGCGGGCGACTGCCGCCACGTGGGCGGCCCGCAGGCCAGCCGCCAGTGGAGCGTGCAGTACGTGGTGCAGATCGTCACCGCCTGCTCCAGCGACAGCGTCGAGCTGGAGCTGATCGACCTGATCGCGGCGGCCGAGTCGGCGCTGGACTCGGTCGGATCGGCGGCCGGATGCGTGGTCTGCCAGCCGCAGTGGATCGTGCAGGAGACCCTCGGCGAGACCACCGTGGCCAACTGGGCGATCGGCACCGGCGAACTCCAGATTACCGGCCCCTTACTGACGTCGTAACGGCCCGTCGATCGGGCCTTCAGGAGACACGACATGGCGAAAGAGAACATCTATGCGTTCAAGAGCTGCACCCACGGCGGCAGCGGAGTCACCGGCGCGACGCACGGGCAGATCGTGCCGACCACCGTCCACCAGCGGGACAAGCTCGCCCAGAACTCGGTGATGACCGACTGGGACCTGGCCGTCGTGGTGTTCGGCGTGGACCACGCGGCGCTCCAGGCCCTGATCGGCGCGGCGGCGGCGGACTTCGTGTTCACCGTCGAGGGCAAGGACGGCGCCGACGAGACGCACACCCTGGCCGACGTGCAGTTCGTGGAGGTCGTGCAGGGGGCGGACGCCGCCGAGCGGGACGCCGGCGGCAAGCTGCCGCCCTACGCCGTGCGCGGATTCTGCGAGAACGTCAGCCGCGACGCCTTTTCCGCACTCTGGACGTAGCCGCAGGCCTCTTGGCCCGGATAGGAGACAAACATGGTAGCCGATGCAAACAGGATCTACGCGTGCCTCTCGCTCACCAAGGGAGGCGTGGCCGTCAACGGCGTGACCCACTTCAGGATCACGCCCCAGCACACCTTCAAGCGCGACAGCATCACCAAGAAGGCCGTGGTCTGCCACAGCGAGGTGATGGTCGAGGTCTACGGCAACGACCCCCGCGCGCTGACGCTGCTGCTGGGCTCGGCGGCGGCCGCCGTGGTCGGCACCGTCCTGCGCGACGACAACAGCCAGGGCACCGAGACGCTGACCAACGTCCAGTTCGTGGAGGTGCTGACGGCGGCCGAGGTGCCGGAGGCCGACCAGGGCGGCAAGCTCGCCAGCTTCGGCATTCGTGGCTGGTGCCAGGGCACGGCCGCGGTTGGCACCAAGTGGGTCAGCGCGTAGCCATGGGCCACAGAGGCACAGAGTACACGGAGCATTTGATTCCATAGATCTCTGAGTCCTCTGCGTCTCTGTGGCGGAGTTGTTCGATGGCCGACAGGGAACTGAAAATCAACGTCTCCGCTCCGGGCGCCAAGCAGGCGGCCGAGGACATCAAGTCCGTCGCCGGCTCGCAGGGCCAGGCGGTGCAGGCCGCCGACGCGTCGACGGCCAAGGTCGCCGGCGGGGCCAAGGCCAACAAGGACGCGGCCACGGCCGCCGCCGATCACAAGGAGGCCAACAGCACCCTCAAGGAGAGCCTGTCCAAGCTGGGCCCCGAGTTCAGCATCCTGGGCGACGCCCTCGGCTCGCTGACGCTCAAACAGGGCGGGGCCGCGGTGGCCTGGGGGCTGATCGGCGCGGCCGCTCTGGGCGCGATGAAGCTGATCTCGATGTACAACGACTCGGTGGCCACCTCCGAGGAGAAGGCCCGCAAGGCCGCCGAGCACCTGCGCAAGCAGGCCGATGCCTACCGCGACGTGGCGCGCGGCCTGGAGGAAGTGCTGATCCAGGAGGGCCGCATGGGCGGCGGGCGGATCGAGACCATGCCGGCCGAGCGGGCCGTCAGCCGCCTGGCCAAGGCCAGCGACGAGCTGCTGCCTGGCGTGGCCGCCGCGCTGGGCAAGGAGAAGCTCTCCAAGGGCGCGGCGACCGTGGCGCTCATGGGCCCGGAGGCCAGCGACGAGGAGATCCGGCTGTTCGCCGTCTGGATGGCCGTCACGGGCAGCCAGATCGAGGACCCCTACGAGCGGCTCTACGCGTTCAACGCCTTCCAGAAGTCGCCGACGCTCCAGCAGCAGACGCGGGTCCTCTTCGACAAGCTCGCCGGAGACCTTCCGTCGGTGATGCGGCAGCACGGCATCGAGGAGCGCCAGGTCATTCGTGGGGCAACACCGGAGGCCCAGCAAGAGGACATCCTCAGCTCAATTGCCCAGGATCGAAACGAAGACCCGAACGAGTTCAGGAAAAGGATCGAGAAGTTAATACGGATCAGCAACCTCGGGCCAGGGAAGGTACGCGAGGAGCTACGCTCACTGGTTACCGAGCATCCGGATCTGGCCAATATTCGGGTAGAGCCTCCACTACCGGGCCCGCCGTCCTCTGCGACCTATGGCGATCTGATTCGGGCTCAGTCTGGCCGTGGAGGAATACGGCAATCAGGCGGGGTCTCTCTCGGAGAGGCGATCCACTACAACGCGCCCGTCTACCACGGCGGGACGCACTACCACGGGCAGCACAGCGACCCGGCCGGCGAGCGGGTCGTGAACCCGGCAGGGTGAGCACATGGCCGAGAACGTAGGCGGCAGCGACATCTTCGGATCCGGCGGGCACCTGTGGCTGTGGGGCCCGCGCCCGCAGGCGGTCAAGTCGCTCCGCACCGTCGGCGAGAGCGGCGCCGCCCGCATGGTGCTGGGCACCTACGAGCGGCGGGCGGTCATCCAGGGCCGCGACGGATCTGCGGCCTACCTGGTCGCGGCCAGCGACGCCGCGCTGACGGTGCTGGAGAGCGCCATCGAGACCCTCAGGCACGACGGCACGGTCTGCTCGTGGGAGGACGACGCCGGCCGAAGCGGAGACGCGCTGGTGGTGGAGGACTACCAGCGGCTGGGCCAGCGGGAGTACAACCCCGCCGGCACGGAAGTGTGGCAGGCCTACCGCGCCGTCGTGGTGGACCTGCTCGGCAGCTTTTAGGTAGGACGGCCGTCCCGGCTGTCCATTCGGGAGACGCGACAGGCGAGACGCCTGTCGGACCCAAAGATGGGCGTACAGGACCAACTGACTCATGCGGCGTACCGGCACTCGGCCCTGCTCAAGCGGGCCAGGCCGTCGGGCACGTCGAGCACCGACGCGCTCTACGAGGACGAGTTCGTCAGCCCGGACTCCGTGAGCCTGGTCCCGCTGGAGATCCGCGAGGTCCTCGCCCCCGGCGTGCACCGGGCGAAGGTCGAGCTGGACCTGGCCAACGCCGGCCTGCACGCCTGGCAGTGGCGCGAGGCGGTTGGAGTGGACGACCAGGTCCGCATCCTCCGCCACGTCCCCGACGCCTCCGTCCAGGCCACCGGCTCCAGCGAGATCGTCCTGTTCCAGGGGTTCGTCGCCGACGTGGAGCTGGCCTGGGGCGCGGCGGCCGAGCGGGTGGTGCTGACGTGCGTGAGCCGGGCCCACCGCCTGGCGGCCGACGGCCGCTACCTGGTCTACGGCCGGCTGATGGAAAGCCAGGGCGGCAGCGTGCGGCTCTACAGCTCCCTGCCGTGCGAGTTCAACGCGGGCGGCCGGCCAAACCGCCGCCGCCGGCAGATCTCCGGCCAGTGGGTCTTCACCCACGACGCCGATGCGACGGCGGCGTACTGGACGATGAAGGAGGCGGTCGAGTACCTCCAGGGCTGGTACAACTCGCTGACGCCGATCGTCCGCCACGAGATGGAGGACGCCGCCGTAGGCGAGCTGTGGGTGGACAACTTCGTCTCGATCGCCAACCTCTCCAGCGAGCCGGTCTTCGTCTCGGTGGAGGGCGTGGGCCTGTGGCAGGCGATGGCGGCCGTCTGCGACAAGCACGGCTTCGACATGTTCGAGTTCGTGGACGCCGACGCCCTGAACGTCATCCAGATCACCCGCCGCCACGGCGGGCGCGAGATCCAGCTGGCCAAGCAGGACGCCGGGTCCGACGCCGACCTGACGCGCACAAACCTGCACTCGGCCACCGTCGCCGAGGCCGCCAGCAGCGTCGTCGCCGAGCCGACGGTGGCCGGCGGAGCGACTCTGTACGAGGTCACGCTGGAGCTGTACCCGTGCTTCGACTTCTCGGACCTCACGCAGATCGAGGACGAGGGGTGGCACGTCTGGCCGCGCGACGTGGCCGGTCGGGCCGGCCTGCTCCAGTGGGACGACTACTGCAAGCGCTTCTGCGTGGGCGGGCTGCTGTTCAAGCCGCACGCGGGCCGGCTGTGGGACGCCAACACCGACGGCCGCTACACCGGATCGTTCCAGCACACCATCCCCACGCCCGACACCGCCCTGGCCGCCGGCCAGGCGTCGGGCTCGTGGCCGCTGATCCCGTTCAAGGCGCTGCCGATGCTCAGCCAGCAGCAGCTCCTGCTGGACGGCTCGCTGGGCAAGGCCCTGGCCGACGCCGGCCAGAGCGGCGAGGTGCTGGTGGAGATCTACTGGGGCCAGCTGGCCCGCTGGGAACCGCTGACCTGCCGTCTGGAGCTGCTGGGCGACCGCTTCGGCGTGCGGCTGACCGAGCCCAACCTGGCCGCCGTGATGCCGCAGGCCTGGGCCGAGACCGAGTACGGGCGCGACCCGACCACGCACAACCTGATGGCCCGGATGATCGACTCGCCCACCAACATCCGCCTGCGCATGACCGCCACCATCGCCGGCCCGCACCGCAACCTCTCGCGGCCCATCCGCACCGCCGCCGCCGGAACGATGTTCGCGACCTCCGCCTGGTACGACCGCGGCAGCCTGGGCCAGGTCCGCGTCCGCAGCGACGCAAGCCGCCAGATCGTGGACGCGATCGGCATGACGTACGCCGACGAGTCCGACGGCCGCGAGGTCGACCAGGTCGCCCGCGCCCTGCAGGCGGCGATGGAGGGCCGAAGCGTCGAGGCCGGGCTGCCGATCGAGTGGACCGACCAGGACGTCCGGCTGACCGACGTGATCACCGGCATCACGGGGATCCACTACGCCTTCGACGGCCAGTGCCGCACGCCCCGCGTGGTGGGCAAGACCACGCTGCTGGGCAGCGAGACGTACCAGCTCCAGCTGGCCACCGACAGCGGCCGCTTCAACGCCTCCATCCTGACCCCGCCGCCCCGAATCGACCGGAGCCGACTGTGAGCATCGTCGCAACAAGCCGCGTCCGCCTGAGCTGGCCCGCCGAGCAGCACGTGCCGCTGGGCGGGCGATACTACGTCTACGGCGGGATCGGCTCGGTCGGCTACGCCTCGCCGCTGGCCGGCCCGCTGCCCGCCTGGCCGCGCCCGCAGACCAAGATCGGCTTCGGCCTGGGCAGCTTCGGCGGCGGCGCGTGGGGCGTGGGCGACGCCGACGGCGTCGGCTTCGGCATGGGCCACTTCGGCTACGGGCCCTTCGGCATCGGCGGCGAGTCGCTGTCGGTCGACCTGGCCCACCTGGCCGACGGCACGTGGCACTTCGCCGTCTGCGGCTGCGACGCGGCGGGCAACGTCGAGACGCCGGCCGCCGTCACGACCAACATCGCCCTGGCCGGCCAGCCCGCGCCGCCCAGCCGTCTGCGGGCGACGGCGTACTCGGCCGGCGGCGGCGGCACGCTGAGCCTGGCCTGGACGAAATCGAGCGACGACAACTGACATCGAGGAGACCGTCATGACCGAAGACTACCTGGCAAACGAGGACCTGGCCGCCCTGGACGCCACCATCACCGCGCTGGGCCTGCCCCACGGCGAGTACGGCAGCAGCGACTGGCGATACTGGGCCTACAAGCTCGTCGAGAGGATGCAGGCGGTCTGCCTGCCGCTGGGCCTGCGGCCCTACAAGGACGACAGCGACGACCTGCACCTGGGCGTCAAGCCGGGGCTCTTCTTCAACCGCTCGGCGGCGGTCAGCTACGCCGGCACGTCCACCCAGGACCTCACCGACGACGCCACCAACTACGTCTACCTCACGCCGGCCGGCGTGTTGACGGTCAACACGACCGGATTCCCGACCACGCCGCACGTGCCGATCTGCACGGTGGCCACCGGCACGGCCTCGGCGGCCGGACTGAGCGGCTACTACGACATCGAGGACATCACGGACCTGCGGGGGCGTGCGGTGTTCGCGCCGGTCGGCCTGGCGACGGTGACCTTCGGGGCCGAGGCCGCCGACGTCATCCGCGTGACGGTGACCACCGGCCTGGCCCAGCGGCAGCGGGTGCGGCTGTGGATCGCCGCCGCCGACTACGGCACGCCCGACGCCACCGGCAACACCTACACGCTGGTCACCGGCACGGCGCTGGCCACCAGGACGGCCAACGCCGACTACGAGGTGATCTCCGACGCCAGCGGGATCGCCGCCTTCGACCTGGAGGTCAGCGGCGCCGCCAGCCGCTACGTGTTGGCCGAGATCGACGGGCGGATCGTCTCCAGCGGCGAGATCACCTTCGCGGCCTGATTCGTGGGCCACAGAGACGCAGAGGGCACAGAGCATTTATGGGTCTTGGACCGCTCAATCTGGACGGGCTGACCGACGGCGAGAAGATCGCCTGGCACGTCGCCTACTCGCGCGAGAGCGAGCGGACCGGCTGCGACCTCCAGAACGGCGAGCACGTCCATCGCTGCGCCGCGCACGCCTGGCAGCGGGTCTACGAGCTGGCCGGGGCCCACCAGCGGGCCCGCATCGCCGCGCTGATCGACCTCCGCGTGCACGGGCGGAAGGTGGAGGTCCCCGAGGACCTGGACGCCTCGGGCGTCGGCGTGGATCCCGTCCAGGACGCCAAGTGCCAGGCGGCCCAGCGGCAGGCCGATCGCCTGGCCCGCCGACGGGAGGCCGAGCGGAACATCGAGGCGATGCAACAGGCGTCGATGGACCAGCAGGACGCCAGGCGGCGTGCGGCCATCGACAAGCGGCAGAGTTTCCGCACGCTGTTCGCGGGGGGCCCCGCATGA